AAAGATACAACAGGCCATTTGTTACCATATACTTGACTAACACTTAAACAATCTAACTCACCTTCAACTAGTGTAATTCTTTTTCCGTGATCTCTCCATAGCTCTTCGCCAAATAAACCAACAGATCTTGGCTCACCAATCCATACAAATCTTTTATCTTTAAATCTTAATTTAAAAGTATTGTTTCCATAGTCAGCTATGTGTACTAATTCATTTAAGTATTTTCCAAATCTATAATTAAATTTTTTGCATGTATCTAAATTTATTTTTCTTGAAATTATTGGTTTGTATTCTACGTCTGTAAAGTTATTCATATTTGAATTTTGTTGTATATTAGTTTCTGTTGCGTGCTCATAATGTTGGCAGCCAAAACAATAAGCGTGTCCATCATCATAACGAGCAAGATTATCTTTGCTGCCACAACTTGGACAAGGTTCGTGAGTTAAAAATTTTGCGGAAGTTTTCATTATACCTTTCTTTATCTGAAACACGCGCGAGGATATTTTTATCATCTAGACATCTATGAGATACAGCAGTCAAGTTAACTGGGTCTGTGGTCTATTTGATTACGCGTCCTCGCCGTGGATCACTCTACTTCCTCGTTCCCCGCTAGGTTAACAAAGGCGGTACTAAGTATTACCCTTTAAACGCGCACTTTGAAAAATGAATGTGTAAGTAATATCGAAAGGCAATATGAATTGGAGTTGCTTCTACTCCTATTACTACACACCACTCAAAATCAGTTGATCTTTATCTTTTTCTGAAAGCTGCTTTGCTTTAGCCCAAAGATAATCAATTAGTTCTTCTCCATTTTTTAATGTTACTGGAGATTTTGTGTCTTTAAAATAATCAGCTTTATCTACACACAACTTAGCTTTATCCCATTGTGGTTTATAAAGATGTTGAGATCCTGCTGTTAAAAATAATTCTCCTAATTTATATTTTAATTGATGTTGGCTTTTTAATTGCAACAACACATATAAACTTATCATTGAAAAATTAAACACATCGTATACCCAACCAAGCCAAGCATCACTTGATCTCATTGTAGCTATACAATGTAAAGTTTCATCTCTAATTACAAATTGTAAAGATAAAGTACAAGGAACATCATTACTTTTTCTAGGATTTTCTCTCCAAATATTTAAAACAGCTTGTCTAGAATTTTTATCGTCTTTTAAAGTTTGTATTATGTATGGTAATTGATCTACTACTTTAACACCATAAGCTCCAAAAAACCTTACTCCATCGTCACTAAATTTACTTATCATTTTTGAATATGGTTTTATTGTTGCAACTCTATTATCGCCACTTAATATCCAAGCTGCTTCTGCGTATCTAAATCTTTCACCAATATCACGAGATCTAATATTAACCATTGGTTCGTACATATTAATTTTAGTACCAACACAAATTTGTTCTTTTGTTTCTAAACCTCTTGGAGAAATTGTTTTTCCATTTAACAAATAATTTATTAATTGCAGCCAAGTTTTGCTTGCACTATTAATATTATTTTTGTTTGTAGATTTCTCTTTTGATAAATTCTTCTGTTGATTCTGCGTCATAATTATATAATACAAAGTATGGAAACATGTTTTTAAGTAACATATATGAGTCATATATTTTACTAACACTTTCAAAGTCTTCGCCTCCTTTAGATTTTCTTTCTTCAAATCTAGCCATCACTAAACCTTTAGGTGGTAGACATAAAATATTTATAGTATTTACATTTCTTCTTACTTGTTGCTCCATCTCATTAATATTATAAGTTGGACCACTTCTAAAAACAGTGCCATAAATTAATTCACTAGGCCAATGTCTATCTATAATTACATTGTCTAATTTTAAACTTTCTAAATGTGGTTTGTAAGCGTGTTTATATTGACCGTGATGTATATAAAGATAATCTGTTAATTTATCTTTTATTACTTTTGATAATGTAGTTTTACCTGCACAATCTGGTCCTTCTAATATTATTCTCATAAAATATTTTCCAATGTTGTTATTATTTCTAATTGTCCGTACTTCTGTGTAAGTTCTTGTTTTAAATTTTTAAAAGCTTTTAACTGCAGCTCATTAAATTCTGTATTTCCTATTAATAAAATTCCAATTGTTTCTTCATTTCGTTCTAAATCAAAACCTATTTGATCTATATCTCTTCCTTTTTTGACATCACCATCAATTGAAATTACATAGTGAAAGCCAATACCAAGCAAACCATTTTTACGATGCATTGCATCTATTTGTTCTTTTGTTACATCAAGATTTGTTGGTGTTTGTGACGAAGCTACAAAAAGGAATTTAGTCCATTCCCTTTTTTTCAGGCCACTTTGCTTTTTCAGCAATCCACTCTTTAGGTATTTTTTCTTTTGCGTATTTGAATCCATTTGTTTCACACCATTTAGCGTAAGTTGTTTTTGATATTTTACTTATCCTCTGATTAGGATTTGAGAACACAAACCTAATATCAATTTTTGGGTATTGTGCTTTAACTTGCAGATGTTTTTGTCTATCTTTAGTTAAAAATCTGCCTTTCGCTTCAATGATTATACCGTTAGGTAATTGAAAATCTGGAGTATACCTTGTTGCCTTAGCTGGCCTGATATAATTTATTGTAAAAGTTTCATAACCATAAGAAACGCCTAGCGATTCTAATTGTTTCGCTATGCGTTCCTCAAGGCCACTTCTAAATGAAGTCTTCTTTGTCGGAGGTTGAACTCGAAGTTTCATTAGAAGCTTCAACGTCTTTCTGTTCGCTGATTTGTTCGTAACCTTCTTCTTCTTTAAAACCTAATGATTGCATACTAGGTAAAGGTTTTGTTTGTAGCTCAAGCACTTGCACTCCAATTAATCTGAGTGAAATACCAGCTCCAGTTGTTGCTACATAATACGGAATTAGGTCTGCAGATACTTTTACTTTACTGCCACCATAAACTAATACTCTTTCACCTTGAGCATCAATTAATGGATTACCTTTGCTATCCACAACAACAGGTCTTACTTCGACATCGCCAATTTTACCTTTCATTTTTATTTTAAATTTGACTTTGCCGTTCTCTTCCTCGTAACCTTTTGGTCCAAGTTTTATTTTCTTTTGAGGATTTAGCTTTTTTGTAGCTGCTAAATTTTCGTTATAATGTTTTTCGATAACATCAACAAGTTGTTTAGCATCAGCTTTGTCCACAAATATATTACAACTGTATATCCCATTTTCTTTGTCGAATTGTTTATCCGGATCTTTTAACCACGGGTAACTTGCAATTCCAATAGGCGTTGTAACTCTTGTATATTTACGCTTTTGCATATTTCTCCTTAATGTTGAGTGTGTATCTATATGTGTAACTAATTCACAAGTGTATAGATTTAACTAAAAAAGTATGCTGCTTTATTGATTTCCTCAATATCCAGTTTTCCTTTTTCAGGTAAAGGCGGAATTTTGTGTCTTAATTTTTCTGGTATCAATGCTGTAATTTGATCTCTAAAATTTTCTAACGGATCCATTTCAGTATACATTTGTATAAAAGCCGATCGAGTACATTCGTTAAGTTTATCCATATCACAAGCTAATGTTGCATAACTATCATGGACCATACCAAAATCTTTAATACCTTTTTGTATACAATGATCTATTGTTAAATACATGTGAGTAGCATCGAGCGCATGCACAAAATTTGGAGAAATCCCGTTAGCTTGCTTTCGCTTATTTATTTTATCTGTGTTTGATCTAATTCTTATTCGACCCATCATTTTAGTTTTTACAATCATATCTTTTTGATCGTAATAAGCTTGCTTAACAGGAAAACCTAATGGTGTAGTCCAGTGTACTGGTGTTTTAGTTGTTGCACATAACCTTGCAACTTGTTGTAACCAATCCATAGCTTCACGAGCTTTAATAACTACATCGCCAATACTATCCCAAATTACTTGAGCTAAATATAAATTAGCTTTTTGTCTTTCACGACCTTCAAATGGAATTTTAACACCACGTTCTTCTCGATCATCAACCCATTCGTCAACAAAGTCTACACAAGAATAACGAGTTCCACCATAAGGTAAAACCATTACACTTCTTTTAGTAGCTTTACGATCAATACCAAAATTTAACCAAGCTGCAGCTATTGGATCAGTTCTTGTTTTTAATATACTAATTACTTTATCTGCAACAACTTGATAAATATCTTCTGGTTTATCGTTGTCAGTTAAATTAACTGCTTTACCACCAACTTCATCTCTTAATAAAGCTGAAAAGTTTTGAAGTCCATTACAAGATCCATCAATATTACATGGTAAACCACTTTCATATTCTAATCCATAACGTAACATATTATCAAACTCAAATGTTGCTGCTAAGAATTGCCAAGGTTTATCAGCTTGTTCCCAAAAAGAATTATTAAAAGGATCTCTACTTGACGCTAAAATATTTTCTTTATTTTTCCAAACCCAATCAATACGTTCATCAAGAGGAATTTTATCAACACCATAAGTATTAGCTAATTGTAAACATAAATATTTTTCGCCAACTTTTCCAAGTGGTTTTTTATTAGCAAACAAATGTAGACTTTTAGCTAGATCAGTTCCTTGTGGATTAAAATATCCAGTCATATAATACAATCTATCTCTAAAACAAAGTCTAGCTGCATGATGAAAGAAAGGATAATCAGACATCTTTTTTGCAACCCAAATAGTTTTTGCTTCAGCTAATCTTTTTGATTTTTGTGTTTGATTTAAAGTATAAACAATAGTAGCTGCAGCTTTCCATTTCTTTAAAGCTTCTTTATTTGTTTCAATATCATGTGGTTTATTAGGTAAATCTTTTAATTGAGAGGTAACTAAACCACCACGATTTCTACTATCATCATTATAAATTGTATTAGCAACATTTAATATTTGTTGATTAACTTTCCAAGGTGTATCTTGAACAGCATTTAATCCTTGATAAACACCTTCCATTTCGTAGTTATTTAATTCTTGTATATAAGTTCTATGACTAGTTATGTTATTGCCAGTTACTAAAAACAACGGCTCAATATGTTTGCTTATATATCCACCACCAACACTTCTTTTCCATCTACGAGGACGACAGACTAAAGGTAGAAATTCTGGATTTAAAAATTCGTTAAAGTCTTGTACCTTTTTAATCCATTCTAAAGTTTTCTTTGATGGCTGCAGTACATTATAAGCTCTTTTTCTTTTAAATATTTTTTCTTTTTCAACAAAGCCAGTAGTTTCTATAAATAAACTAATAAGTTTTTCACCAACTAAAAGCTTTTCTCTTGTGGTCCATTTGGTCCACTCAAACCCTTTGCGTTTTGAGCTTAATAAATGTTTCCATCTTCTATATTCATAATGATTAGATCGTTTATCTAAGTCAGTATTAATGCTATCAAATAAAACTTTATTTTCTTTACTAAATTCTTGAAAATATAATTCATCTTCAATTTTACCACCAACACCTATTGCTTGATTAGTTAATTTACGAACACTTGATACTCCATCAATTATTCTTTTAGCTGCAATAACAGCTGTAAGCTTTGGATCCAATTGACTTATAAATTTATAAGCTACAAATTTTGGACCTCTATTAATATCATTTAAAAAGTTTACTATACCCTCTTCAAACCTATCAATACCAGCTTTAAGCATTTTCTTTCCGTGAGTGCTCATACTTTCACGTTCTTTTGTTATTGCTTTTGTTTCTCGATCTTTAAATCTTTTACCTCCTCGTTGCCTCATTTCAGCTTCGAGTTCTATTTGTTGTTCTATTCTTTTCTTTATGTCACCGTATTGTGTCACCATTTATTGCCTCCGTATGTATTAGTTACACTAATGAATACTTACCTTTTGTGAGTAATTCTAAAAAGAAATATACTGCTATACACTAGTGTAAATATCCTTTAAGTAGATTTTAAGTCTATTGTTATTA